TCAGGCGGTGTTGCGCTTGAAGATGTACTTACATTAACACACACAGCTGCTGCTGCTACTTATAATGTAGCTGACATCATACAAGACACTTGGGTTGCAAGCCCAGGAAATGGTGTTGCAGTTATTGGAGGTATTCCAGCAACAGTTAGCGCAACAGGACAAGCTTTAACGTTCGTTCAGTTCTCAGCTGCATTATTTAGCTAAGATGAAATCTAGGGGCTTAGGTGATAAAATAGAGTCTTTCACTAAAGCAACTGGTATTAAAAAAGTTGTTGATGCGGTGTCACAGGGTTTAAACATACCCTGTGGCTGCCAACAACGTAAAGAGACTCTTAATAAAATGTTTCCAGGAAAATGAGTTTTAAACTAAAACCACCTTTTGATAAATTTCCTACTCCAATAGTTAATGTTGCTTTTGAAGAAAGTGATGTTATAGGTAGAGCTGACAAAAGGGGAACCATTTTAATAAATAAAGATGTAACTGATCCAGAGTTAATAAAAGAAACTATAAATCACGAAAATGTTCATATACATCAAATGGCAAGAGGTGATTTAGATTATGATAAAGATGCAATGTACTGGAAAGGAAAAAAATATTTAAGATCATCTTTTGATGAAGGTGATAAAACTTTACCGTGGGAAGCGCCCGCATATAAAGCAGAATAAATATGTCTAAACCTAAAAAAAAATTCGCAGAAACTACAGTAGGTAAACTATTGTTCGGTGCTGCATCATTAGTTAACCCTGCGTTAGGTAGTGTGCTAAGCGGTGTAACATCACCTGCTGAAGCTATAGCCGCTATCGGTAAATCCGACGTAAGTGGTGAAGATAAAATAAAATTACAACAGCTTATATTTGAACAACAAAATAAAGAGATGGAAGCTGTTACATCAAGATGGAAAGCCGATTCAATGTCAGATTCGTGGCTTTCGAAAAATGTACGCCCACTGGTTTTAGTGTGGTGTATTGTTATATTCTCTATTGCTGGTTTACTTGATAGCGTAGATTCTATTCCGTTTCATATAGGCGAAACGTGGAACGATACTTTTGAAAAAGTAATGATGTCTGTTGTTTTAGCCTATTTCGGTGGTCGGACAACTGAAAAAGCTACAAGTTTATTTAAAAAGTGAAGAAAACCTGTAACTATATTAATACATTAATAACCAATTAAATTAAATTAAAATGAGTGAAGTAAAACAAATGATTACCAAAGACCAACTGAAAAAAATTCAGGACTTTCAAAAAGAATTAAACAAATTTTTAAACGAAGTTGGATTTTTAGAAGCCCAAAAAACCGCAGTATTGGGTAAGTTCCATGAAGTTAACAAGCAGACTGAAGACTTCAAAAAAGAATTAGAAGACGAGTATGGATCTATTAATATTAATTTAGAAGATGGATCATTTACTCCTATTGAAAAAGAAGAAGATAAGAAGTAATGTCGTCTGTAATTAGAAAGATAAGTATTGGTTCTGACTATAAAACTGATGCTATGCACTACTCGTTGGGGCAGTCAGTATATGGTGGTCATACAATATCTCATATACTTTCTGACAAGACAGATAATTCTTATAATATTTACATCAAAAAACGAGACGAGGTATTGCCATGGAAAAAGTTCAACTGTAACATGGCAATCTCCGTTGAGTATGATTTAGAATATTAATGAAAAGTTTATTTGATTTTATCGTTGAGCCTGTTGGCCAGCGATATTCTAATAAAGTCAAAGTAGGTGACAAAAGCCTTATAATCAATACCCAAGTAGAAACTTTTAAGTCTGTAAATAATATAGCTAAAGTTATAGAAACACCTTTATCATTTAAAACTGATATTAAAAAAGGTGATTTAATAATGATTCATCATAACGTGTTTAGAAGATGGTACAACATGAGAGGTGAAGAAAAAAATAGTAAGTCTTATTTCAAAGATGGTTTATATTTTGTTCAATTAGATCAAGTTTACTTATACAAAAGAAAAGATAAATGGATAACTATCAATGATAGATGTTTCATAAGTCCAATCAAAAGTAATGACAATACAGTGTCAGATCAGGAGCAATATCTTATTGGTGTATTAAAATATGGTAATAGTGCCTTAGAAGCGCTAGGAATCAACGAGGGAGACTTAGTTGGTTACACACCTAACGGAGAATATGACTTTGTCGTTGATGGCAAACGTCTTTATTGTATGAAATCTAATGATATTGTAATTAAACATGAACGTCAAGGAAACGAAGAAGAATATAATCCGCGCTGGGCACGTAGCGGTTGAAGAATTAATTAAAGTAGCTAAAGAAGCTATTGTAGATTCTGATGACGATATATCTGCTGATAGATTAAAAAACGCCGCTGCAACTAAAAAGTTAGCTATATTTGATGCTTTTGAAATACTCAACCGTATTAAAGAAGAAGAGGATATGTTAAACGATAAACCAAAAGAAGAAAAGAAAAAAGAAGCTTTTGGAGGTTTTGCAGAAAGAAGATCTAAATAATGTACGAGCAAACATTATACAAAGTAATTGATCATATAAAACCACAAGCCATAAAAAGATTAAATAAATCTAAAAAATGGGATTATGGTTACAATAAAGAATATGATGTTATTGTTATATCTAAAACCGGTGAAATAGGTGAGGTTTATGAAATACAAAATTTAAAAATAGCATTACCAAAACAAAAAGATGTTAACAAGGATTACGACAAATGGCAAGTACATGAATATCCTAAAACATTAAATAAAATTAAAACAATATTTGACTGGAAAGAATATCCAGATGATTTTAAAGAAAAATGGTATGCGTATATTGATAGAGAATTTGCTAGGCGCCACGAAGGCTATTGGTTCACTAATAAAGGTAAAGCTACTTATATTACTGGTACTCATTACATGTACCTGCAGTGGTCCAAGATTGATGTTGGGCAAGCAGATTTTAGGGAAGCAAACAGATTATTCTATATATTCTGGGAAGCTTGTAAAGCAGATTACCGTTGCTACGGAATGTGCTACCTCAAAAACAGACGGTCTGGTTTTTCATTCATGGCATCAGGTGAAACTGTCAACCTTGCCACTATCTCTAGTGATGCTAGATACGGTGTCCTTTCGAAGTCAGGGGCTGATGCAAAGAAAATGTTTACCGATAAAATCGTACCAATTTCCGTCAACTATCCATTTTTCTTCAAACCGATTCAAGACGGTATGGATCGACCAAAAACAGAACTTGCATATAGAGTTCCCGCTAGTAGATTTACAAGACGTAAATTAGATAGCAATGAAAAGTTAGAGGAGATAGAAGGATTAGATACAACTATTGACTGGAAAAATACAGGAGATAACAGTTATGATGGTGAAAAATTAAAACTACTTGTACACGATGAGTCTGGTAAGTGGGAAAAACCTGACAACATATTAAACAACTGGAGGGTTACAAAAACCTGTTTACGATTAGGTTCTAGAATTATAGGTAAGTGTATGATGGGATCAACGTCAAATGCTTTAGACAAAGGCGGTAGAAACTATAAAAAATTATATGATGATTCAGACGTTACCAGAAGAAACCGCAACGGGCAGACTAGCTCGGGATTATATAGCTTGTTCATACCTATGGAATGGAATTACGAAGGATACATCGATTCTTATGGGTTACCTGTCTTTGAGACACCCAAAAAACCCAAAAAAGGACCAGATGGTTTCCCGATTGAAATCGGTGTTATCGAACACTGGGAAAATGAAGTAGATGGCCTTAAGAATGATCCTGACGCGCTTAATGAACTATATAGACAGTTTCCACGTACAGAAAAACATGCGTTTAGAGATGAGACTAAACAATCTTTATTTAATTTAACAAAAATATACGAACAAATAGATTATAACGAAGATTTAAAACACTCAAACACAGTTACACAAGGTAATTTTCAATGGGAAGGTGGGATTAAAGATACAAGCGTTATGTTTGTTCCAAGCAAACAAGGTAGGTTTTTTGTTTCTTGGGTGCCAAATGTTAGTCAACAAAACAGAGTTCTTGTAAAAAATGGTAGAAAGTTTCCAGCAAATGAACACATGGGTGCTTTTGGATGTGACAGTTACGATATATCAGGAACTGTAGACGGTAGAGGTTCTAAAGGTTCATTACATGGTTTAACTAAGTTTAGTATGGAAGATGCTCCACCTAATTTATTCTTTTTAGAATATATAGCTAGACCACAAACTGCTGAAATGTTTTTTGAAGATGTACTTATGGCTTGTGTTTTTTATGGTATGCCTATACTTGCAGAAAATAATAAACCAAGACTATTGTATCATTTTAAAAGAAGAGGTTACAGAGGTTATTCTATGAACCGACCAGATAAAACAATGCACAAATTATCTGTAACTGAAAAAGAAATAGGTGGTATACCTAATTCGAGTGAAGATGTAAAACAAGC